CTTCTTTAAGCTCGGTAAGTGATTTGGCATTCTTACGTTGCCGTAGTTGCAAATTGTGTTATGCGAGTCACCAGTAACCTGAGCAATTTCCTTTGGAGAAATACCCTTAGTCTGGTTGATCATTTTAAAAAGTGCTGTTTGTGCTTCACTGCTCAGTGATATTTCTTGCATTGTGAAATCCTTGTTTTATTTCACGTTTATTTAAAAAATTGACCGAAACATAATTGGTTATGCGGTGAGTTGTTTAAATTCATTTAATGATGGACAAAGCTCTGCTGCTTTAAATTTTCCATTGGTAGCAGCTTGAGCACGCATAGCCACAATTCCAGACATATTTTTTGTGCCGCGGACCCAGCCAGAAACTGCAGGTTGCTTTACACCAAGGGCTGTAGCTGTGTTTTCCTGACCACCAAAGTGATTAACAAGTTTCTGGAAAATATTGTTTGTGTTTTCGCTCATAGTTATATCCTCAAACGATACAACCAATATTATAACTATAGTTATTTACAGTCAATAACTATAGTTATTTGATCTCATATAACCAAGGTTATATATTTGTTATACTATTTTTAGGTTGTGAAAAATGGAACTAAAAGACAGGCTTAAGCAATCAAGAAAACAAGCAGGGAAAACTCAAGCGGAAGTAGCTGAAGCTGTGAAAATGTCGCAGCCCGCATATCAAGCCTTAGAGTCTGGCCGCAATCAGAAATCCTCTTTCCTTCCAATGATTGCTAATTTTTTGAATGTTGATGCACTTTGGTTAACCACTGGCAATGGATCCGATGATCCGAAACCAGCCGATAAGCCAGACAATACTCAATTTGAAAGCAATGTTTCTATTCTCGACACTCCCTTACAAGCCATTCCACTACTTGATTATGTTCAGGCTGGACTCTTTCATGAGGTTGGTTACGATGGCTTAAACCCATTAGGGACTAGCTGGACAACCTATAAGAGTGCACGTCCTGAGTGCGTGTTTTCCCTAAAGGTGGAAGGTGCAAGCATGTCTCCAGAATTTCAACCAGGTGATGAGATTGTCGTAGATGGTTCACTTGAAGCAAAGCCAGGTGCTCTTGTAATTGCTCAAGAAATAAAGCACGGCGAAGCAAGAACAACTTTTAAAAAGTATCGTGTGATTGGGATTAATGAGTTTGGTGTTGATATCATTGAACTTGTTCCATTAAATCCAGACTTCCCAACGCTTAACTCAAATCAGATAGATATCTCAATAATTGGCGTTGTTGTTGCTCACAATAGGAAATTCAAATACTGAAGATGCAAGAATTTTAAAGTTATAGGGCGTCAATTTTGGCGAGCTGGGTAACTACTATCAAACGAGATGAAATCTTCAACCTAAAAGCTAATTAAAGTCTGCGAATCCGACGCAGCTCTTTAGAACAGATCGGATAATGTTAAAGAGGGTATAAATTATGGCTAAAAAATTAACTCGGAGAAGAAAAGTTTATTACAAATCTGTAGTGATGCCTTCTGCAAAAAATAATTTGCAAGAGTTACTGCAATTATCGCTACAAGAAGGATCTGCTTTATTTTTAGCTAAAGACAGGCACCAATTAATCAATAGTTCTTCTAAAGATTTTATTCTTTTGAACCACCATACAATTTATAACGGCATGTTGTTTGGGCAATTAGTTTTTGTTGAATACGATGTCACGAAGACGTTTCTAACATTAGATGAGACCACGCAAGAGTACTCTATTGAGCCATTTGATATAAATAAAATTCAAGCTAACCCGAATGGATCAAAAGAAGATGATTTAAAAAATCAGTTTATTAACTCAATTTTGTATTTTGGGGTGTTTGAAAATCATCTTGTGCTTATGCAATCCCCATCTTTAAAAGCCAATCACCTTGAGGACTATTTTAAGTGGCTTCTCTCTAATGCTGGCTTATTTGACCCAACAGAATTTTTAAGCCTTAGCGATAAAGTGAATGAAGAGTCACAAGAAATCCTAAAGAAAAATCCTGCGAAATCTTTGCAAATTGGAGCAAGCTTAGAAAGTGTATCAGTCACAAATTCTAATTATGAAAACCATGCACTTACAGAGGCTAAATCCGCCTCATTTAATGTAATCGGCAGTGGAATGGAAATATTAAAATCTTTAATTGGGGCTGATAAACTAGAGGGATTGAAGCTAAAAGACAGTCTTGATTCAGCTAATTTAAAAATGTATGTAGTAATGACTTATAATAATAAAACTACAGAGAGTGGACAGAAAGTTCTTGATACTGTAGCTACAGCATTAAGACACATGCCTGATGATGACTATCAGATTATTTTAAAAAATGGTGGCACTATTAAGGCTGGAGAGCTAAGAATCTCAAAGGAGTTAACATTAGATACGTTGAATGGCGTAATAAATGAGAGTAATTTGTGGTCCCAATTGCATACTTGGTTAATGGGTAACATAAGTCCCAGCTCCTAAGTCGGAGGTTATATATGAACACACCAGCTATTAAGTTTATTAATAGCTTCCATACTATCTTTCTTAGTGTGTTTGCTATAAGCCTTGCAAGCTACTTCATCATGTCTAAATTAGAATACACCGCCCCGCAAATAAATTTATGGTGGTTAGGCCTATCTGTTTTTGCTTTGGGGTCACTCACGCATTCACTCCATTCGCTTAATACATGTGGGGAATCGAAAGAACTTACTGATAGCGAAATCGATAGAATAAGCAGCTCTATCACCTTAAGAAGCAGAATGATCAGAAATTCTATTCTGTTTTATTTTATCTTCGTTGTTTTGTTAGGGATTTTGATGTGGCTTGATATTAATCGCAACTTATCTTTAGCTTTTTTAATTGGCTTATTGGCAACATTGTTTTTAACCATATGTGGCGCAATAAACGATTACATTGAGGCCGCAGACTTTAAGCGCGAGATCCAAAAGAGATCAAACCAAAATACAGAAAAGGAAAGAATAAGAAAAAAAATAAAGGATGCTAGTAAGTAAGAAAATCTAACACCACACCCGTCCTAGTGATGGGTTTTATATTTTTTACATTAAAACTTAATCGGTAATTATTATGAAAATAAAAATTCACTTAACAATAGTTCTTCTAGCAATCCTGAGTGGGTGCTCAAAACAAGAATCATCCGTTCCAGTGACTGATTCAGGTACATCAGCACAATTCGAGAAGTTAGATGCAATTATAGATGGGTATCTTGATAAATTAGATAACCCCCAAACCCCTATAACTGAGCGCAAACAGATCCTTTGTGTTGATTACCCGAATTTTTACAACAAAGAGTATGCTCCGCTTTTACTTAAAAAATTCCCTCAAGATTACAATCAAGCAAAACTTGATCATGATTTGAAATCAGCTTTAGATTACTACAAAGGAAAAGACAATATTCAATGCTAAGCTCTTTATTTCTTAAATCTGAAATGAAAATTTTATAAGCTACTATCAAGGTCACTTGCACAAGACCTGTAACAACAAAGTAGCGCAAACTAGCCCATCCATGTGATGGGTTTTCTTTTATCTATTAAATCATAAAAATTACTAAAACTATATTTATATATAACTTAAAATATATTTTCGTTAGTTTCTTATTGACTATAAAAATAACTATAGTTATATTTATTGCACCAAATAACAAAAAAGCTCCGACGGTCTGGACAACTACGGAGCTTACTCAAAGAGTGAGATGAGTATGAATCAAACATCCAAAACTATCAAGAAGAGTCCGGCAACGACTCCCCTTTACCAACACCCTACTACTGAAAATACAGTGCGGTACAAATCATCAGGTCTAGCCCCTGCTGCACTAATCGCAATCATCATATGCACAGCAATCCTTTCAGGCATCACAAGCTGTTCAGCTGACCGTCACCAAACTGCTGCTCAAACTGAACACCTTGTTAAAGCGGGAGTTAAGCCATGAATTCAAGCTCTCAAGTGGAAACAATAGAAGTCATAAACTTCGGAAAGTTTAAAGGCACTGCTCTTGTTGATCTTAACCATGGATACGTTAATTGGTTGCTTAGCTTAGACAACCTTAATGAAGTTTTGCGCAAAAACTTAGAAGCATTGCCATGGGTTCAAGAAGCTCATGAACGTGAACGTGCTTTCCAAAAGCGTAAAGCTTTAGCAACTGGCTTGCAGTCTTCACACATCCCTTCACAAGACCGTCGTGCGTTTAACAAACGTATGGGACGAGTTTGGGCTTAAGGAGAATCATCATGGCTCTACCTATTATTACTGCTGACCAAGCTCTGAATGTAAGTGCAATTATCACCTACATCTATGCAGATCCTGGTCTTGGAAAAACGTCACTTGGCTTTACTGCAGATAAAGCTATTTCATTTGACTTTGACCGTGGTGCACACCGTACTGGTGAATTGCGTCGTGGTGCAGTTGTACCTGTTCAGTGTTGGAAGGATGTCGCAGATCTAACTCCACAAGATCTCGCTCCTTACAACACTGTCGTGATTGATACTGTTGGGGCGATGCTTGAAAGCATTAAAACTCATTTATTGCTGACAGCTAATAACCGTCAAAAAGATGGTGCTTTGAAATTGAAAGCTCAAGGATTAGCGAATCAAACTTTTAAACAGTACATCAATACACTGATAAGTCTCGGAAAAGATGTGGTTTTCATAGCTCATGCTTCTGAAGATCAAAATGGTGAGCAAATCATATACCGTCCAGATCTTGGAGGTAAGAACCGCAATGAGCTTTATCGTATTGCCGACATTATGGGGTATCTCACAACAGTAACCACAGGTGAAGGCAAAAATGCCCGCGTGATTAGCTTCAAGCCATCAC